GTTTTTTTTTTTTTTTTACTTAAAAACTTAAACTCTAAGCATAAATTCCTTACGAACTTAGAAAATACTTAAAAGTAAGATTTAAAACCCTTAAAGGATAAACCGATGATGGTGTCAACACCAAAACGACTAGTTTAACGTCATTGCGGACGTATGTAGATTAACATGTTCATAAAACATGTGAGAATTCAGTGAACAGAACTCATCAAACAGCAGTAATACGCAAAAAAGCATCAATATCAGCAGTTGTAGCAACATAACTAATGTCGGTGGCAAAAGCAAGGGTTGTTGTTCCATTAGACTGAACAAACGCCCCATATGAAAGAGCCAAATGTTGCACACCGACAGCAGTTGCACTATTTGGATACGATGTAGAAAGAAAAGGAGAAATTTCCGTACCATTAACATAACATAACAAACTATAAACACCACCTGATGTTGGTGATCCAGACAAATCAACATCACTCCAAAAATCAATATTATAATTGCCAGCAGGCAACAAGTACGAATAAGGAAGCGGTTGTGTAATACCAAAAGGATTCTGGGTAACAACAGGTAAAGTCAAAAAAGTAACAACACCAGAAGTACCGGCAGGAATATTTTGACCCTGAAAAACAGCAACTGAGTTGTTGACAGGAGGAAATGATGAAGTATCCAACAAAGGATTAGACAACAAAACCTCACCTATAACACGCAAAGTCCCAATTTGAGCTGTGTTAACTTGACCAGAGGTCCACGGAAAAACAAGACCACAATCATAGTCATGAACACTAGCCCCACCAGGTATAAAACCATTCTGGCGAACCATAAATTTTTCCCTTTTACTTTTACTCTGTAAAAAAGACTTAGGGATATCCAAATGAGTAGCATGAGCAGTTTCAACAATAGGTCCATGAAACAATACATCAACTTGTGGCTGGGAACTAGGGGGTGCCTGAGCAGCATCCATGGTTGCAGAAATACCAACCAAACCCTGAGAACCAACAGTAGCAAACTCACTTGCAGACGGACGATATTCAAATCGGAGTTTAGTAAACTCATAACGCTCATAGTTTTGAGCAATTCTAGAAGCAAACGGAAACAACTGAGGATTTCCTGGATTGAGAGCAATAGGTTGTGCTCCCACAGTTTGTACAACAACAGCAAAAGCTGTCGTTCCAAACATATTTCCAACATCCTCGTCTATAGGGATCTTAAATGAACGAGTATTCCCGAAGGTTGTAACCTGATTGTTTGCACGACGATTACCTTTCCGTCGTCCCTGACGACGTTTACTGCGCCCAGCTGAACCTTTTGAAGCTGGGATGGAGGGATTAACGCCCATCTGGCGATTACGAGGCCTCCGAGCCCTTTTCTTCTGAGGGCGAGACAGTTTACTCCTTTCGGCTGGAGTTAAAGCCATAAATTGTTTTTTGGTTAAAGTAGCCATAAAATTTTAAACACGGGGTGTTTATTGGAGCCCCTCCATAATTTTACAACACCAAGGGTACAATTAAACCCATCCTCAAGCTTTATAGGTCGTGGAGGAGCTCCTGGTAAAAAATAACCAGGGGCTCTATCTTCTCACCAGCCTCGTTTCCAGTAAAAAACGCATCAATATCAAATATTGAAGGTTTACCAACAGTTACATATGCTGAAACACGAGGGTCATCTATATTACTCAAAACCAATTCACTGTTAACTAGAGCTTCATAAGCCTTATAAAAAGTCTGAAACCTATCCGAAGGACGGGACATAATCATTAAGGTAAAAGCTTTTGATAAATGTTGGTGCAATTCGAGACGATCATTCTCATAAATCATTGTAGTAGCTAAACGCTCCACATCATAGAGAGGATAATAAAATCCACTAGGCATCAATTTAAAATGAGCGCCAAGGAAGGAGAGAACTGATAAATCAG